CCCCGCCACCTGCTGCAGCTGATTCAACTGCTGCTGCGAGATTTTCCCGCTTCGTACCAGCTTTTCGACCTCTGCTTTTGGATCCCCCTGAAAGCTGTTCTGAAACTGCCGGAATTGCTGCACCATATTTTGAAACTGCCCCATCGGGCCGGGCATCTGTCCGCCGCCGAGGGCCTGAAACAGTGGGTTAGCCATCGCTTTCAGCCTCCTTTGTCTTTCTCGCCGGTCTGGCGCTGGGGGCCGTCAGCTTGGCTACCAGCTCTTCAAACTCGCGGCGGGTCACATATTCCTCGCTCATGTCCCTTCGCGGCGCTGCGGGCGCTGGTGCGGCCTGTGCGCGCTCTACGAGATCGTAGGTTGTCATGGCCGGTTTCCCGCTCGCGTCGGCCTTTTTCACGTACACGACAGGCGCGTTCATATCCCAAAGCGTTACCGCGTTGTTGGGCGCGACGATAAAGTCGTTTGCGGCCTGCTCGTTTGGAACCCAGATGATCGACTGGTTTTGCGGCTGCTGTGGCTGCGGCTGATAAGCCGGCATTTGCGGTGCGGGCTGATACTGCGGACGCATCTGCATCTGCGGCTCCTGCATCTGCGGCATGGGCGGCTGATTGTAAATCGGCTGCTGGTATACATACGGCTGTTGCCCAAACATCATGCTTCCTCCTTTGCCCAATAAAACAGCGGTATCTCGTTGCCGCTGTCCCACGTATCAAAATAGCTTCCGTCCTCCGCGCAGACCACATGACTTGATAAGGCCAGTACGTACACGCCGCGCGGATGATCTGCGCAAAAGTCCGCGACGGTGTAGCAGTCCGGGCACGTGTTCGGGATTACGTTCCTGGTAAAGCCCTGCTGCCGGAGGTAAGCGCTCCATACGCTGTTTGCGCTCGGCAGATCTCCCATGATGAGTCCTTGCAGGCACAATCCGATATACACCTCGTCCCAGCTCTTCCCGGTCGCCTTTGCGATAGCCCTGACGGCGCAGTCCCCGACTTTCAGCCCGGCGGGGTTTGGATTAAAATAAGAAAATCCCATACCGAACACTCCTTTGATGTGTTCAGTATGGGCCTTCTTGCTGCTTCTTGTGCCTCAGTTGTGTATCAATTTGGTTCAAAATTTAAGCCCGCGGTTATTCCACGGGCTTAGTTTTTGTTATCGTTCGTTTACAGCCAGAATCTCTGCCGCCATCGCGGCCACATACGGCGGGCATCCACGCCGTCCGCCGCACCAGTCCTGCACGGTGCGCAGCGGGATTCCAAAATACTGCGCAAATCCGGTCTGCGTCAGGCCGTACATCTTGATCAGCTCTGGAATCGTGCAGTGTGCGCCGTCCCAGATCCCGCCGAGCAGCGCCAGCCGCTCCATCGGAACCTCAGCGTCCTCGGCGTCACCCCAGATGCTGGACAGTGCCAGATCGGATATATAGGTGTCGCGGTCAGCGTATGCGCCGGTTTCGGCGTAGAGGGCGGAGCGGATAAAGGGTGTGAGTTTCATTTTTCGATCCTCCTATACTGATGAATTTTGTTGCATGAGCGCGTCCCAGCTGGCCCAGAGTTTGCGGTTGCAAGGTTCGCCGTGCAGAGAATCTAGAATATCAGCAACTTCTGCCGGGCTTTGATAGTACAAAACGTACGTTTCGCCGGTCTGCGTGCGCCGAAATTGCAGCTTTTTCGGCCCTGCCGGAAAATGCGAGGATACTTGCGTTAAAAGCTCAGGCTGCCCGTAAACCCGCAGCCGTGGTGTCCTGGTGGGCTTGCCACGTACCTTGTGCGGCCAGAGATCAAGGCAAGCTTGCAGCTCCACCAAACCGCGGCAAAATCCCTGCCAATCCGTCACGTCGGCGAGGGACGGGAGAAGATGCACCTTCGCGGATTTCACAGTCCAAAAGTCTTTCTTTCCGTCTGCGCGGTGCTGGAGGTATGGCGCGGTTGGGAAAAGCTCGGCAACCGCGTCAATGTACCACCGATCAACACAGCGAACAAGGAACTTGCCGCAGGTATCAACGCCGAGCAGCATGAGGATCGCTTGCTGATAGCCGTTCAATCGTCCTCTTCCCCCAAATCTGCGCGAAGTTCATCGAACCATGCTTCTGTTTCCGCCCAACTGTTGGCCGCGTACTCTTCATATGTTTCGAAACCCCCGATAATGTATCGGATATTGGTAAGTCTGTAGATTTCGAATGTATGGATATCCGCGAAACGGGCCGCGATCATATGCCCTTGCAGGTTCTTGTCGTAAGGTTCGTCTCCTACTGGAGCCATAACCTTCGCCAGAATTTCCGTTTGTTCCTCATACCATGCGTTGCGTTCTTCCTGCGTCGAAAACCGCATCGGTTCCTGTGCGCGGCCTGCGGCGCTTCCGGCTTCCATGATTCTAGTGATTTCCTCTACGCTCGTCATCTGTAGTTCCCTCCGTTTCAAATTCTATCGCCGTAAACCTGCACACGCTCCCACACGTCTTCGGGGATGTTGTGCTCAACCTTGCCGAAGTACCATGCGGCAAGCATATTGCCGTCGCTGTCGCGGCTTTCCTTGTTCGCAAGCGCCAGAAGACGGTATGCATAATCGGAACGATGGTTGAAAATGATCTGGCCGTTCTCGTCTGTGACTTTGTAAAAGTATTTGTACTGTTTCATTTTTGTTCCCTCCCGGCTTTCGCCTTGCTTTATCTTATGGCTTAATTATACACGCAATGCGTGTAATTGTCAAGAGGAAAATGCAAAAATTTTTAAAAATAAGCGCCGATTTCTCGGCGCTTATCTCAGTTATACAGTTTGCTGGATGTCCGCTGCATCTCCCGCATGATCTCCGGCAGGCGGCGCTGGACCGTGGCGCGGCCCAGAAACAGCTCTGTTGCAACGTCTACCTGGGGAAGCTTATCCACAAAATAGAGCTGCGCGATCTTCTCATTTTCCCGGCCAAGATTGGCCTGATAGATCACAGCCTCCATGTCCTTACGGGTCAAACGGCCAAGCTCCGGAGGAAGTTTGCCGCGTGCCTGCGGCGACATAGGCTTTGCCCCCTTACTTTTCCTTGTGCGTCAGCACGGCGATATTGCCCTTGTTGCTGACTTCGAGATCCAGTGCAGCGGCCAGATCGCGCACCTTGACGTAGTTCGTGCCGTTCTTCAGGATGCGCTCAACGGTGACTTCCTTGCCGTCCACGATGATTTTGCTCTTTTCTACCATTTCGGTTTCCTCCTCTGCATTTTTTCCATCCTCGAGGGCCATCACGGTATGGCCCGAGCTTACCAGTACGTCGCCGCGCAGGAGATTGGCGTCCGTCGTCAGATACTTGCTGCCGGTCAGCAGCTCGAAGTCTCCCGTCGTTGGCCAATCATGCAGCATACAGTAGGTGGTGCAGCTGTTGCCCTGCCGACGGTAGAGCGCTTCGACCGACGCACAGCCTGCGGCCACGGCGCAGAGCGTCATAAGGCCGGAGCAGTCCGTCTCCACGGGCTTTGTGATCTTGCTCACGTCCCATCCGGCGGCTCTGGCGGCCTCATACGCCGTGTTCCTGTCGGCCATGTCGTATCCGATATTCCGGTTTTTAATGGCCGCCTCGCACGTCTGTGCGGCCCGCTCGGCCTTTTTGCGGCTCTTGTAGCGCAGAATGCCGAGCCAGCGGCCATTGTACCAGTTGGAGATATTCAGCTCCCGCCCGGTCTGGTTGCCGGGCTGCTGGTTGCGGCCGCCCGTCTCGCCGAGACTGGCCTGCCCGATCTTGATGCTCATTTCTGCGCATCCTCCTTCGTGGCGTTGTCAATCGCGTCCTGCGCTTTCTGGCTCTGTGTGCCAAAGTAAAACGCGATCACGACGGTATACACCATCATAAAGTCCTGCGAGATCTTCCCGGCGACTGCCATGTACGCAAATACCGCCGTCAGCACCAGCGTGACGATAGATTTGACGCTCAGCAGATTGCCGAGCCGCTTCTTGATGTTTTCCATATGTATACTCCTTTCAGTCCTTCAGCACGATCTCTGCGATGCGTGCTGCCGCTTCCGGGCCGTACTTTTCGGCCCATTTATCCATGTACTTCTGCGCGTACTTCGCGCGGTTCTCATTTTTGGCCTTCCAGAGGTAAAAGCCGCTGGAGGCCGTTGTTTCGGCCAGCACCGCAAGCGTGATCTCCGTCAGATCTGCGCCTGCCGCGCAGGCGATGATGAGCGCGAGGCTGACGAGCGCGCTGCAAATCAGCCATTTCTTGCTAAACTCCATTGCTATGTCCGCACTGCGCCTCCAGCTGGTGCAGGAATTTTTTCACATCGCCGTTCCCGCCCATCTTTTTATACTTCTCTCCGGCGATCAGGCGTTCAGCCATTGGCATTTCCTCCGACATGATGGTCAGCCGGAGAATTGCGAGATATTGCTCATCCTGATGCTCTTGCATTTTCCCGAGCTTTTTGTCGATCTCGGCTAGGTGCGCCTCCTGCGTTGTGGCCTTGCCGCGCTTTTTCTGAACCGCGCTGACGATGGCATTGACTACCGCCGTCAGCGCGGATGAGCCAAGAGCGGCGCAGGCGAGGGTGACGATGATGGTTTTGGTGTCCATTTTTCTGTACCTTTCTCTTTTATTTGCCGGGCTAATCGTCCGCCATTTTGATGTAGGTGGTGGTATCGCTGGAATAGCTGATCGTCGGCAGCGTCGTGCCGCCGAGGGCTGCGTAGAGGGCCGGGTATGCCGTCTGATCGAAGGTTGAGCCATCGCACGCGTGCCACGGGGCAGAGAGCACGCGGACGGTTGTCAGAATATCTCCGAACTCCTTTGCCTCTGTGATCTTGCCAAATGCATCATTCACAGTTGGATTCGCAGGTTTCCCGCTCGCGGGCCATATAACGGCTTCCGCTTCGGCCGACAGTAGCGTTTCTCTGTTGAGCGGCGTCCCGGCTTCCAGCGGCTCGTCTTCCGGGCGGAGCCATGCATACCGCAGCAGATTCCCGCCCGCGTCATACACCCCGTACCGAACGGCGCCGTTTGCAAGGTTGTTTGTTCCGATCCTGTCCCGCATTGCTTATTCCTCCAGCGCCTTGATATAGGCGTAGCTGCGGCTGTCAGCTACAATCGTCGGTACCGGTTTCGCCAAGTCTCCATAATTACATATGGATATCGCTCCGGCAGTTGGCGGATTCGCTGCCAAAGCAGCAGGCGATAGTGCGCCGCTGAAAATACCGGCAGTCTTGTATATTTGATCTTCCGGGTCTGAAGCGCTGCAAATATATCGAGTGCTTCCGCCGTCTAGGCGGGCCGTAAATAGCAGGAACCCAGCCACAAACTCGAACCCGTATGTGAGATCTATGTAGTCTGCTGAGTTTGCGGAGATTACTTCGGCCCCACTATGCCAAGTCGTACTATTATCGATTGTGTAAGCGTACTTTAGCCCCCCATCCTGATATATCGCAATTATTGTATTTGTGGCCGCGCAGATGTACTTGTGTATTGCACTCTTTTGTATGCTGCTCGGAATAACTGCGTTTGGAATTGTCCCTATTAGATATTCCGCGCTATTTCCTCCCAATTCTTCTGCCGAATAAATATTTCTGTCATCCGTCCAGCAAAAATGCCCTGTGCTTTCGTCGTAGCTTGCTGCGTCTACGTAGTAAATTCTGCTCCAGTTGAATGTGCCAGTATCTTTAAACGCATCCGCGTAAGCACCGCCATTGGCAGTTTGGTACGTGTATCTTACGCAATACACATTGCCGTAGCTTGAGACGTATAATTCCAACTTGGAGCACCTAGAGGAGCCGCTGCTCCATATCCATCCTCCTTCTGTCACGGTTTGCAAGTCTTCTGAAATTGTGTAGGATGTGCAGTAGTTGCTTGTTGAAGAAGTTGCGTGTACGATAGCCATGCAATAAACGTTTTTCAGTTCATGATAGCATATTGCAACACCGTCAATATATTCGTTGCTTCCAAGTTCGGGGTTGAACGGATAGTCCGCCCATGTGTCTGCATCATCCGATACATACATATGCATTTTTGCATTCGAGCTATCGTAAGCAAAGGCGAACCATTTCCCGTTTGTGTACTTTATCCAAGACGTATCTCTATCGACACCTGTTATGCTTTTGCTTGTCCACGGGGCCGGAGACGCCGCAGGCCGTAAAATGTCGAATAGTTTTGGATACGTAGACTTTGTGATGGCCTGCCCATTGCAGAGCAGCCATGCGTCGGACGGCTTTGCGCGGACCGACATGAGGATATCACCCACTTTCGACGTGCCTTTCTGCAACTCGACAAGCGCGTCGTTGACTGTCGGGTCCTCCGGCCTCGTGCTTGCGTTCGGCCAGAGCTTGGCGGCGGTGGCGTCGGACAGCAGATTTGCCTTGTTGAGTGGCGTACCCTCGACGGTGGGCGCGTCCTCGCGCTTGAGGTATTCGTAGTGGTTGAGCGTGCCGTCGGCATTATAGACGCCGTAGCGGATCGCGCCGTTGGCTAAAACCTGTGTTGGCTGCCTATCTTTCATGTGAGTAATCCTCCTGCGGCGCACTCCGCCGCGCCGGTGTGGCGAAAAGATTTTGCAACGTTGACGATTAAGTCTTCGCAGAGCGCAAGAATGCGCTCGATATCATTCGCGCCGATGTAGGTCAGGCGCGCCAGCTGCGGCACGTCCGGTGTTTCGGCAGGATACGCAAGTGCGTCGCGAATGTCCTGTATCTGCTGTCTGTACGTCTCAGCCTGTGAGGCCGCTGGGATGTCCGTGACGGCCCAATCTGTTTTTGCCGTCCACGTAATGCTATTCCCGCAGATTGAGGCGAGGCGGCCCGCCAGATAATTCAGGGCTGTTCCCACGCGGTTCAGATCGGAAGCGTTGTACGCGCCCTTCATCCCGGCCAGCCATTCCGCCTGCTCGGCTGCAGTCATGGCGGCAAAGCCCTTCGCCGCCAGCTTCCGCACCCGCTCCACGTCCTCCTGCGTCCGATTGGTGATGAGGGTATCGATAATCGTGCTCATACACCCACTCCTTTTGTGATTGCGTAAAGGCCCCCGTCGAACGTCAGTGCGAGGCCCGTCTGCACCGCGCTCTCATTCTGTCCGAATGCGTCCGAAATTTTGATCGTGTCGCCGGTTTCAAGCGCCGGGTTGCACCGGTTTTTTACGCTGTAGATTTTGCGGCGGTTATACTGTGCCAGCAGCCATGCGGCAACGCTTTGATAATTTGCTGGGGCCACGCACGGATTGCTGATGCTCTTAATGTTTTTTCCGCTCCCGGCTGTTACCGTTTCGTCGACGCTATCCGAGTAATCGCTCTTGATGTGCAGTTCTACGCAGTCAACCGCTTCCGCTATGCTCACGCCGTCGTAATCATACAGTTCATCCGGCGTTATGGCCCCGCGCACAGTGCCGGGAGACAGCTCCGCAATATGCAGATCCCCAGATCGATCAAACCACACGGAACACATGGCCGCCTGCGCCAGCAGCCGGATCGCTTCCCGGCGCGTTGTTTTTCTGGGAATTGCGGGAACAACTGTTCTTTCTGCCACATTGCCGCCATAGATTACCGTGATATCATAGCCGGTCAGGATGGCGGCGACCGCCGCTTGCAGTTCGCACGCGGTAGCGCTCCCTGATTCATATGTCGCCCGTTCGAGCGCCGCAGCCATATCGTTGCCCACCAGCTGCGCCGTTACGCCGGAATTTGTTGCGGTTACCGAGGTGAAGAAAAATTCCCCGACGTCTACGCTTTCGCCGTTTATGATGCACTTTGCAAGGAGCTTTTGCCCCTCCTGAATCACCGCAAAAATTCCATCCGGATTGAGGATGTTGTATCTGTGATCAGCGTTATCGAATGTAAAGGATATCTGCCTCGACGGGAAAGCATCGCAGGAAACGGACGCTTCCTCCACGATCTGTACATTTGCCATGCTATCGTTTTCATATGTTTCTGTCAGGCCGAAATCGATCTGCCGCAGCCTTGCCCGTGTTTTCGGCAAGTACGTTTTATCGAACTGAAGCGTCAGCCTTGTGTAATTTGCCGCTGGCAGGCTGATGTTCTGCCGAACCTGTGTGATCGCTTTTGTTGCGGCTGCAATCACGGCGTTATCGCTCCCGTATGCGGTTAGTGTGATCTGGGCCGGATACTGCTGCATTTTATCGTCGAACAGCAGCGACCAGCCAACGGTCGACACCGGCGCGGAGAACTTGAATGTGATGGTGCTGTCTAGTTTTGCGTTTTCATCCGAAGCTTTCCCGCTCCACCAGCCTGTTTGCTGCCCTTCAAATCCGTCATTTGGGATATCAATTGTGCCATCCAGCATCCATCGATTCAGCTCCAGCCCAGCAAACTTCCCGGATATGGTTTCGTTTTCGCTAATTGTCTCGCTTGCGCTGGTTCCCGGCGCAGAATCCGATGCTGAAACTGTTCCGTTCTTTTTTGCGGACGGATCAACGAGGTAAAACCTGACGAGCATTCCAATATCCCGGACGGCAGAAAACGGCGTAAATCCACTTGATACCTTTTGCATCAGTCCACCCCTTGCTGCGTTGCGGTGATGGTCACGCCGCACCATTGGGAAACCCCGTCCTCATCGTAAATAATGGCCTTGTATTCCGGCTGACTGAACAGGAAATCCCGTGTTTTGTCGCCATCAACGTCCGGGTACGTCACGCTTAAAACGTGCCTGGAGTTTATCATGCTGCGGAGTTTTCGGAGATCGGCGACAGAAAGCCATCCCGTTGGGATTTTCAATTCATTTTTTACCCCGATGATATCCATAACCGTTTTTCCGGATGCCATTGTCGCGGTTGCGCCAATATCCTTTGGCTGAATCGTGAACACGAGATCACGCAGAAGGGTGACTGTGTTTGTGCCGTCCGTGATTTTAATTCTACGCAAGCGATACACCCCTTTGTACGATCTCGCCCCGCAGCGGATCGAATATTGCTCTTGCTATCGTCTGCCCATCGAGCACAAGGTTGATCTGCATCGGCGTACCGGACTGGTTGTTGGCCAACAGGCCGTTTACGACGCCGACGGAGGACTTTGCCATACCGGACACAGAGAAGGACGTTGTGCCGAAGCTCATCTGTTCTTCGATATCTTTCCGCACCCCGAGCATTTCCCTGTCGAATCCCTGCCCAAGTCCTTCTGCCATGTAGCCGCCGATTCCGGCGAAGACTTTAGACGGGGACGCAATACCGAGGATGCTCTTGACGCCGCTCACAAGGCCATTGACCATATCGCTTACCGTCCGCTTTAGGCTCTCCCACATATGCAGAAATCCGTTTTTGATACCGTCAACGATATTTGTTCCGATGCTGCCCCAATCGTAGCCGAGGAACGTATCTACAATCGATTGGATCAGCGTTGGAATTGCCAGAATCAACTCCGGGATTGCGCTAATAAGGCCCTCAATAAGCGCCATAATGATTTGCGGGCCGGACATGATGATCTGCGGAAGATTGTCAAGAATTCCCTGCACGATTCCGATAATAAGCTTTGGTGCAGCCGCAGTAAGCTGCGGAATGGATTTAATCAGGCCGTCGACGAGCGACATGACAAGCTTTACGCCGGATTCGATGATTTTGGGGAAGTTTTCAATAAGCGCGGTGATGAGATTTGTGATAAGCTTGGGAGCCACCTCAAGCAGCCTCGGGACGGCATCAATGATCCCGTCCGCCAGAGCGAGGATGATCTCAAGCGCCGCATCTACCAAATTCCCGAGATTGCCAGGGTCGGTCAGCGTCTCAGCGATTTTGATGATTGCTTCTGTTGCCGCCGGGATCAATTCCGGAAGCGTCTCCGTAATGCCTTGTACCAGAGAGATAACAACATCTATACCGGTTTGAATGATTTCCGGCAGAAGCTCGACTATGGCCGGAACGAGAATCCCAATTGCCGTCGGCGCGATATCGCCCAGAACGGTAAGGATCTCCGGGAGCGCGGACATAAGCCCAGTAACCAGATTTGATGCGCCCTCAATAAGCGAGGGAAGGGTGGATCCGAGTATGCCCGGAAGCTGCGTGCTTACGGTTACCATCAGCGTAGTAATCGCCTCCACAATGCGCGGCAAAAGCTCCTGAATGCGCGGGATCAGGTTATTGCCCGCAACGACAATGGAATCCGTGAAGTTGCCCACGAGAGTTCCGAGATTCTGATCCGGGTCGGCGAGGCCGGTCACGAGGTTCTTCCATGCGGCTTTTACCATACCGAACGAGCCTTGAATTGTGGACGCGGCTTCTTTTGCGGTCGTTCCGGTGATGCCCATTTCGGTCTGCACGACATGGATTGCATCTACGATATCCGCATAGCTGGAAATATCGTATTTGATACCGGAAATTTTCTCCGCATCTTCAAGGAGGCGCTGCATTTCGGCCTGCGTGCCGCCGTAGCCGAGCTTCAGGTTATCGAGCATGGTGTAATTTGCTTTTGCGAACCCCTGATATGCGTTCTGGATTAATGTCATGTCCGTGCCCATTTTGTTCGCGTTGTCGGACATATCAGTCAGCGACAAATTTGCCTTTTCCGCCGCTGCACTGGTGTCGCCGTCGAGGGACTGCAGCAGGGATGCAGAAGAGCTTGTCACCGTCTTCATGTACTCATTCGCAGACAGCCCAGCGGTTTTGTACGCGTTGTTTGCGTACTCCATAACTTTATCTTGGCTATCCTTAAAAAGCGTCTCTACGCCGCCGACAAGCTGCTCATAGTCTGCGTATGCCTGGATCGCCTTTGTGCCGATTGTGCTGATTGCCGTCGCCGCTGCGGTCACGCCGACAACTGCGGCCTTTCCGACAGTTGCAAGGCCGTTTTTAATCTTCTCGCCGAGGCCGGATGTTTTCTTCCCGGTTTCTTCGATGCCCTTGTCGGCCTCGGACGTATCGGCGCCGATTTTTACAAAAAGTTCAAACAGATTCATCTTTGGATTTTTTCACCTTCAATCCGCACCGGCGTACAACGTCGGCGGTGATCTCCTCGCAGGTTCGGTTATCCTGCGGCTTCGGGCTGATGATGTCGGTGTACTTTGCCTGCATAAAGCTTCCGCCCGCGAATTTCGCTGTATTTTCCGTGATCGTGCGCATACACTCCGCCGCATAAATGCGAAAGGCTGATTCCTCGTTCTGCCGCTTTATTAAAATCGGCAAAAGGCGAATCAGCCCTCCGGCGCTTATTTTTGGAGCTGCCAGAAGCGCAAGCGTTACGCTTTCGCCTCCGACGCGCACGACTTGAAAAAATCAGTGAGATCTTTGTCCTCGGCCAGTTCCCGGATCTGCCGCATTGTAACGAGAACGTTCTGCTCCCGGATCGCGTCAACTGTCACGCTGTTTATCACAGCCAGAATGCTGAACGCGTCCTCTCTATGCTTTTTCAGGATCAGCGGGATCCACTGGCCGATGCGCTGCACGCCGATTGCGTATCTCTCGCCGACAGTCTGCGGTTTTTCGTCGTCTGTCAGTTTTTTCAGGCTCCCCCTGAATTCTTCGTCGGACAGGATATTCAGCGTGTATACGCTGATCTCGCATAGGATATCCGCCGCCCTGTCGGTGCTGAATTCCGAAAGTTTCATGCTGCCCTCCTATCAGGCTTCTGCCGTACCGGCCTTGATGTACAGTTCATACGGCACGACATCCTGCTTTGAGATCGAATAATGCGCGGTGTATTCAAACGCCATCTGTCCCTTGCCCTTGTCGGCGGTTTTCAGCTGGAATCCGCCGGTAGAAAGCGCATTCATCATGCGGATCGCGATAAACCCGCCGTTATTCGCGCCGTTCTTGTCGGAGTAGTCCCCAACAATCCAAATGTCAGAAAAATCAGCACTGGACAGGTCTCGGCGCGGGACGACCTTGGTTGTGTCCGTGCCGTCGATGTCCGCCGCCGCCATAAGGGATTTGGCAGATGTGGTCGTCACCGTGACAAACGTTCCGGAACACTTTACGTCCACGTCATCCAGCCGTTTCAGCTCGAGTGTATTCTTGGGGCAATTGTCGACATCTTCGCCGTAGTCAGAGAACGTCGGTGTCGCCGTGAACGTAATGCCTCCGGTGGTAGCGCCCAGCTGATTTTCTGGTTCAAACGCACCGGTCGCCGGTGTGAAATCGCTCAGAATTACACCGGCGTTGATTTGTAGCTGCTTGAAGGTATCAGCAGGTATTTTTGTGAATTTCGCCATGAAATCAGTCCTTTCAGTTTGCGGTGATGTACTCGATTGTAATGTTCAAGTACCGCCGCTTGATATTTGCATCAGAATCGTCCCGGACGTTCTGACACCACGGAGATCCGCGCTTGATCCAGATTGCGCCGTCGTCACACGGCACAAACACGCCGCCCAAGCCGATAGCGTCCGAGATTTCCTGCGCTTTCGCGTTCGGTTCTGCTTCCTGCGTGGTGTAGTACCACAGATTTACTGTCAGGCCGATTTCTCCGCTGTCCCACGCGCCTGTGATCAGTTCATAGGTCAGCCACGGGAAAACGGCGTCGTCCGGCACGCCGGACGCGGGATAGGCCGTCAGGAATTGTGAGAACCACGCGTGCAATGCTTTGTCTTTTGTCATGTTGGCAGTGCTTTCTTTTCAGCAGTGAAGTATTTCAGGGCAAAGCTAGCGGACTTCGGCGTCTGTTTGTCCTTCGGCTCGGACGTGACGCGGTACGTCTCGCCGGTCGTCTTGTCGCGGAAGAAGTCGTTATAATCGATTGGTACGGCTTTTTGCACAAGCACCGAGTAAACGCTTGTCACGCCCTCTTTCTCCGCTCTGCGCGCCTCCATGGACGTGTCAAGCGCCTGATAGTTCATAAACTCCGCGCCATCCGTCCATGTGGTGATATATCCGCCCGCTCCATCCGGTGTGCGGCTTTTTTCGAGCAGCACGCACGGCCTTGCGAAATCATCAAGTAGGCTCATATCAGATCTTCCTCCATTGGTTCATGCGCGACTTAAACGTCGTCTGCCATGTCACAGTCCCATTCGCGGAGGCACTTCCCTTTGAGTAGCTATACCCGCCGAAGCTTTCCGAGGTGAACGGGCTTGCTGCTGCGTCGCCGTTTTTCTCCTGCCACGCCTTGATTTCCTCTCCCAAGCAGAGAAGTGCGGGAGGAACAGACATCGGCCAGATAGAGCCGTCAAATGTCTCGTCCGCCATCCCGTAATCCGGGTATCGGTGAACTCCGTCGTTGAAAACAGATCCCACCACACGGAAAAACTGCCCGTTTTGCAAAAACGGCAGTGTGATGCTGCCGTTTTCGACCGTGTACGTGCCACTGATTCTATCAGTTTCAAACCAGTTCCGAAGCACGCCACATAATTCAGTCAGCATCACACCGCCACCCCCATTACTTCGCCGTTACCGTCGCATTGCCAGCCTTCTGCGCTTTGTAAGTCGCGTCAGCCTCAACGACTGTGATCTTCTTGCCCGTCGCTGCCGTGACATCGGACTTGCCGTCCCACGTCGGCCACGTTCTGACGTTCTGGCCGTAGGTGATAGTCTCAGCCGAATCGCCTACCTTGTACTTGTAGACGTTGCCGCTTGCTTCCTTCGCGGGTGTTACCGTGATCTTCGTGTCACCTGTCGCCGTGCCCGCCGCAGAGGTAACCGTCAGCATGCCGAGCGACGGGGTCTCGTCAATATCAGCAACGGCAATGCCGTCCTGATACTCCGCGAACAGGGTCATGCCCATGATCGCAAAGGACTCGGAGACCGCAGTGGAGTAGTTGCCCTGCACATGGAATCCAACAAGGTTGGTTTCGCCATCAGTTCTGTAGTCAAGACCGGCACGGGCGAAATCGCTGTCAGCCGGGTCGATATAGTACAGAACGATGTTTTCAACTGGCGTTGCGATCACGCGGCCGCGCTTGATCTCATCGTCGGACAGCAGGAAAACCGTGCTGTAGCCCATGAAATTCTTGATGTACTGGAATCCGAACTCGGTCTGAATGGTGATGTCTGCGCCACCGAGGTAATCGTACAGGTCCATCACGTTCACGAAGCCGACAACGTTGGTCGCGGTGCGGTGCATCTGCTTGAACTTGTTGATGACTGCGCCCTTCGCCATTGCAAGCGCGCGCTGCCAGTTGGTTTCGCTGACGGTCAGCAGGCCGGTATTCAGATAATCGTAGAAACGATTGGTGACATTGGTCTGCAGCTCATACAGGAACGCCTCGTCGGTCATTGCGACGGCAACGTCATAGCCGTATTCCTTGATCGCCTCGATGGAAACAGCCTTTGCGTACTTTTCGACGTTGATGTTCGCATAGTCCTTCTCGATGACAGTCGCTTTGGAGTAGGGAATCTCTTCGCCCTCGCCGACGCTCTGCGCGAGCGTCACGCTTGCAGTCTTGGATTTCAGGACGGTGCCCGGCTGCTTTTTGATGGGGCGCATAATGCCCAGAATGTCGCGCAGGTGCTGCCAGTTCCGCGCAAAGCGGGTTACAAAATCGATTTCACGAGCAGTTACCTGAACGTCGCTCGTCATCGTCAGATTGGTCTTTGCTGCCATGTTTATTCTTCCTTTCCGAACAAATTAAGGTTGGCGGCGATTGCTGCCTGCCGTTCAGACGCGTCCCTGATTTTGAAGATGTCGTCCCGGCTCATAGCGCCGCCGTTGTTTGCGGGCGGATCTTTGGTGTCCGCGCCCTTCTGTTTCGTGGTAACAACAAAATCTGCCCACTCTTCCTTGATGGACTTCTTCAAATCATCGGCGTTCTTGATCTTGCCGTCTTCCAATTCAACCGCAGAAAGATCGGTGACCTTCAAAACCGAATCAATTCGTTTTTCGCTGATACCCGCAGACTTCAAAAGTTCCCGATACGCGGATTCTTTCGCGCTCTTGGTTTCCTTCTGCATCTGCTCTCTTTTGTAGTCGTCAAATTCCTTTTTGACCTTATCGTGCTTATCCTTCCAGCCATCGTCACCTTTGGCTTTCAGGCTTTCAAGCTCCGCCTCTACTCCGGGGAGCTTTTCGGCGTCCGCCTTATACCGTGCAAGGTCGCTTTTCAGCCCGTCTACGGTATCGGTGTGCGCCTCAATGATCGTATCCATCTGCTCTTCTGTCAGCCCCATGCCCTTCAGGAGCTTGCGCGTCAGTGCCATGTTCTATCTTCCTTTCCCTTGTCGGCGGTGCTTTGCCGCGACAGAACAAAAAATGTGGCAACAGTCATTTCTTTGCTGTTACCACACTTATACCGTATATTTATGGCTCTGGGACGCAATCTTTATCCGTTTTTCATCTCATCTTCGACGATTTGCCGGTATTGCGCCGCATAGTTCGCCGCTGCGGGCTTCAGATACGGCTGTGCTTTATTGCCCGCCGTCCAGTGCCAGTTCCCCTTCGCGTCCTGATACGCCCACGGCGTAGGTCTCCCGCCCGGATAATACTTTCCGGTTCCGAGTTCGACGTATACGGCATATTCCGTGTCACTTCCGATGTATGCAGCCGGTTCCCCTTCATCTACGCGGTGCATGATGCTGTTCCTCAGATTGCCGGTGTCCACCGGGCAAAGCCGCTTCGCGTACTTTTCCGCCGTCATGCCGATCTTTTCTAGGGCGCGAATCAGCGCGTTTTTCATATTGTCCTTGATTTCCTCTGAGTTATCGATAAATTTAACGTCCATTTTTCTTTTTCCACCCTGCCCATTCAGCATAGCTCATGTTCTCAATCAGCTTATTCCGTCCGGTCGCCTGGTTTCTGGCGCGGCGCTTGCCTCCGGAGGTGTCAATTCCTTCAATCTCGGATACCAACGTGCAGCGGCAGTTATAGATTTCGGACGGTGGGCCGTTTGGGTCGCCTGGGTAGCGGCAGCCGTTGGAGAACTTTTTGTCGTTGTCTACGATCTCGCCGTCGAGCATGGCGTGGGAGTGGCGGGTTCTTCCGTCGAGCGTCGCCATCCATTGTTTTCTGCACTTGATTCCCATTTTCTCAGCGGCATAATAGGAATCTAGCCGCCCGGCGTTCTGTGCGCCGGTGACGGCTGTGCGGGCCGTCCGGATGGCGCTGTCGCGGTTCATGGTGGTAATGCGGCTTTGCAGATCATCCGCCATGCCTTTGATGCTCCGGCCCTGCAAAATGGAACTGGTGACGCTGGCCGTGATCTGCTTTTTTCCGTATGCAAGATCTATCCCGCGATTGAGCGCCCGCTTTTCCGGATAGTACGGCATAAGCTCCGGCTGCTCTGAGATCAGGCGCTTCACGGTCTGTTCGTCCCAGATATCGAAGCCAACGTCACCGGTGACCTGCTCAATGGTGTACGCCGCGAAATTCCGGTTCAAACTGTAAATGCCCGGCGTTGCATCGTTGACATACGCAACCGCAACAACGTTTGCATTTGTCATGCGCTCTGCGACCTTATCCCGTAGCGCCTCAAAGCGCCTTCCGCGCCCGATCTGCGCAAGCCGCCATTGCTTGTATTGATCCTCCGAGATCTCCCCAGCGTCCATGCGCGCCTTTTCCACCGCGTCACGCGCTGCAAATTTACCGAAGTAATCCCTGATCGTATCCGTCAGATCGTTATACGCTTCCCTGTATATCGCAGCAATCCGCTTTTCAAGCTTTGCGAGCTCTGCGTCGGTCATTTTCTTCCAGACGGTGTTGCTTGTGCTCATACACTTCTATCCGCCTCGCCAAGCACGGCGCAGACGAGGGTAACGATGATGGTGCTCATAATATTCTCCTCAGAAGCAGAACGCGAAGCTTACGCCGAGGCTGCTTGAGGCATTGGACGCGCCCGCCTGGCCGTTTGCTCTGACTCTGCAAAACATACCGCCGCTGGCTGACGACCGTTCCCACCAGAACTCGTCAACGCCTTCTCTCTTCTTGATCTTCGGGTTGCCTGCCTTGTAATAGTCGTACTGGCTTCCTTCCCCGGCTACGGAAGAACTTGCAGTCCCGAAAATCTCCACCTCGCTGAGCAGGAACAGCGTGTCCGATACTGTCTCAATCGTCGTGCTGTTGCCCCCCTCAGATGTCTTCTTGTTTACCGCGCGAATGCCGTTCTGCACCTCCGCCGGCATCAGCGCCAGAATCGCAGGCAGATAGGTCAGGCGCATATCGGTGTTCTTCCAGCCGAGACCGCTCAGGTTGGTGCTGTACATCTGCTTTGCTTCGCTGTAACAATCATGCAGCTGGAATGTCAGCGGAGCCGTGCCGGAGCCGTCCGCATACTCGTCATGATTCTTGCCGATAATATCGACCTGATAGGCCGTCCCGCCGATGGTCATGGTCTTGCTGTCTCCCACGGCCCAGCTGTCCGGGGCGATCCCGGTCCTGCACACCGCGATGATCTCTTCCCATGTATTGTCGGCAAAGGTATCGTGATATAGCGGCAGAAGCATACTCTGTGTTCCAATTACGATGTTCTGGCTGTTACTTACACTGTTTGCCATTGCCGTCACGTGCCATGTGCCCGCCTTTGGCAACTCCAGCGTACACATTCCGTCAGTACCGGCGGTTCCCTTTACCACCTTGAAACCTTCTGCAGGCGTCGCTGTGATTGCAGCCCCTGGTGTCGTTGTGACGACCAACTTCGGCGTAATACCGGTCTGGATCGCTTGAATTGCCGACACGAAGCCAGACGGATAGATCAGCTGCGCGGATGTGCCTCCCTTGGCTCTGATCGCGTTCGCGACCGCCGTGAGGTCGGTGTCAAATGTCAAAAATTCCGCCATCAGAAGCTGCCTCCATTCGCGTTCGTGATCGTCACTGCTGTCCATGCGCCATTGGACACCCGCAGGAATTTGCCGTTGTCGGATGCCGTCACAGCGGGCACCTCGCGGACTGTGACGGCGCCCGTCTGGCCGTTGACGCTCGTCACGGGATAAGGCGGCGGGTTCTGCGCGCTGTACTGTTCCTCGTTGCGCACCTTCCCGAGGCCGACGTCCCCCTTTGCGATCTCAACCGCGCCGGTTTTACCGTTGACAGACGTGACGGGCGCTTCTGTCAGATAATCCGTGCCGGGCGTGGCGGCGGTCACGCCGCCCGCGCCGTCACCCTTGAGGATGCCGCTGGCCGTGATCTTGTTCTGCTTGGAAGACAGGGCGCTTTTGATCTTGCCCCAGAAGTAGTTCAGGCCGGTATTGTCGAGATAGGCCATTTGCCCCTCCTTACGTGTCGGCGGTGATCGTGTCGATCTCCGTGTTCGTGATGGATACGATCTCGAACATCGCGCCCAGCGCGTCCCAGTCCTCGCCTGTCCAGGCGTAATTCATGCCGGTGTCCTCGACGTTCCAGACGTCGCCGGCCTCATTCCCGCTCGTGGGAAGGGCAGAATATGTCGCCTTGCTGCCCTTGTACTTGTAAAGGCCGGTGATATCCGTCTTTTTGGCATAGTCGCTTGCCGCGCTGAAGGCTGCAAGCTTGCTGTAATCCGCAGCGGTCATGAGCCCGGGAGAGCTGGCCGTAGCGGCCTCGTATTTCGTGTCCGTAAACACGGCGTCCGCCGGGACGTCCTTTGCCACGGTATGCCCGTTTACCTTCTGGGCGTCGTCGACTACGCCGTTGCCATCTTTGTCGTACACGCTCTTGAGCATATCACCGCCGCCCGCGCTGGCTACGGAGTCGTCGACGTATTTCTTCGTCGCGGCGTCCATGTCGGCGTTCGGGGCCGCGCCGAGCGTCAGCTTGCCGGTCAGCGTGCCGCCAGTCAGCGGCAGATACTTCGCTACAAGGGGCTTGATCTTGCTGTTCCAAAGATACAGCAGGCCGTCGTTGTCAAGGTATTTACTCATTTCAGCATCTCCTCAATTTCAGTATTCGTGATCCGCTCCGCTGCGGGCGGAATCGTGTTCAGTTTTTCTATCAGTCCTGTGATTGCTTTGATCGGGTGCTGGTCATCCGCGTCCCGGTTGGTCAGGGCTCTGTGGTCTGTCGTTCCGCCGGGGCCCGTCCGGACTGCGGCGTTAAATTCCACGCCGACCGGGGCCGGTGCGCCGAGCTCAAAATCGATCGTTCCCATCACAGCACCGCCTTTGAAAGCGCGGCGGAGACATCGATCTGCTTTTTCTCAGACCCAAGCACGTCGCCGCTCTTGAATTTTACGCGGATCTGCATCGGGCAGACCTTCGGCAGGCGGAATGTTTCTTCCTGCGCCAGCGGGAAATAGAATTTCCCGTCCGCGTATGTGATCTGGCCTGGGTAATACTTCTGCAAATACAGAAGCGTCATTTCGACCTTCTCAATATCGTCGATCTCGACAGCCTGCCCGTTGTTCTTGACTGTGACGGCCAGACTGTACGCATCGCCCTGTACCATGGGCTTTACCTCCGTTTCTGCTCAACTTAATCCGTTCCGGAAAACCGTCCAATTTCTTCTGCATCTTTTCTCTTCAGGATTTCCGTGATTTCCTCCTGCGTCAGCCACGGCAGATGCTTCAGCGTGAATTCATCTCCCAGATATTCTGCGGCCATCAGCACCATCTGCGTCTGCTCCAGCTGATTTACGATCTTCGAGCGCGTAAATGTCGGCTCATCGTCAATGCCGATCAGTGCAAAAAGTTGATACAGGAAATCACCGACGCAGTATTCGAATTCGTCGACCTTGTTGTCCATCTGCTGGTATGCCGCCGTGATCTCGGTCGCCGTCTTTTGCCCGCCCTGTATTTTCGTTGTATCCAGCATCTGAAAGTCCCTGTAAAGATCGTCGCTGAGTCTGCTCAGCAGCGCTTCCCGCGCCTCGACTGGAATCGTAAGCGTGTGGGCCTCCGCCTTTGCGCCGTCATCGTCCACAAGGCCGACTCCGATCCGCCGCATGGTTTCCTTGAACCGCGCCATATCGATTTCGTCCATGCCGCCTGCGTTGGAGATCGTCCAGTAGATAATCGATGCGTCATCTACGGTATCCGCGAAACCGGATTTGATCAGATCATAGCAGTCAATTGCCTCGCGTTGGCCAACAAGCTCGGACTGCCGGGCGCGATTGCCGTACATGGGGATGATCGGGAATCCGGGGTAATTCTGATACTCCAAGATTTCTGTTCCGTCCACCTCAGACGAGGCTTCGACGGAGATATAGCCGCGTTTCTGTGCTAAAATCTCCATCTCTTTCCCGCTCCTGCGGATGAATTGTGTGAATCCGTCCGGCTCGTACAGTGTCGCTCGCAGCGGCTTGTTCGCCGCTACCTGCCAGAACCGAATACCGGCGCGAAGCGATCCGTTTTCCTCGTCCAGCAGCGGCACAAATTCTAGGGCCGTGAACACTTCCAAATGATCGAGGTTCCAGAAGCCATAGGCCACGCCGCCGACGAGCGCCGAGCGCGCCAGATCCTGAATCTGATTGTCAAATTTTTTGCCGAGCCGCTTCTTGTTCTCGGCGTTTTTCAGTATCACGCCGTTGCTGAGCAGATACTGTGTTTCCTGCCGCATGAAAATCGGGAAGAATGCGCTGCGGAGTTTGTAATTTGCGCTATAGTTGTCCGGGATAGCCTTCCCGGACAGCGTATAAAGCAGTTTCTGCACGGTAATGATGGTAACATTTCGGTGCTCGTCGTATTCCCGCGCAATTTTTGCCTGCTGGTACAGATCCGAGTTTTTATGATCGTTGATCGCCGTCAGAACAAATTCCATTCTGTCCCGATCCGATTTTTCGGCGACCTCTAAAAAATCCTGATATGTTTTCATGTTTCACCTTCTTATCTCGCCAACTCCGGCACGAAGATATGTTCCTTAAATGCCTTTTTCAGCACTGTCATCGCCATATAGCGAACCTCATCCATCGCGTGATCATTTTCCTTTACAACCCGGTCGCTTTCACTTTTTTCGTCCCATCGATACAGGCCGAACTCCCGGATTGTGTTCTCGCAGCTTTCATGAATCTTGATTTTGCCATTTCGCAAAAAATCAGACACAGTTCGGATTCCATTCATAACGTCATTGTCCGCGTGCCTGACCTTGAATCTGCCGCGCCTGCGCAGCGCCTCGATAAAAGACGCCGCTGACGGATCAACGACAACGGCCCGAATCGTTTTTTCTCCGGCCAGCCTCTCAACCATATCGCAGTATTCCTCATCGGTCTTCTGCGCCCTTGTCTCACGTCCGCTGTAATAGATTTCTGCGATGCGCACAGCGGACCTCTTCCCAACGCACCATAACCCGGCAGAAAACGGGTTCAGCGTGCCATAGTCTATAGATATATAATAATCTCCGGTGTCCGGGGTATCCTGCGTGATGCAGCCATCTCCAAACATCGGATATACCAGTCCTTCGGCACGTACCCAGAGGCCGAGAATGTAGCGGTCGTAATAAACCGTCCCTTCGTATTCTTTTTTCAGATTTTCTTTAAAAGATTCCGGCAGGAACGGATTGTCGTCTATTGTGTATGTCTGGCTGAAAATGTCCGCGTTGCTATCAAGGAATTTTTTCAGCCAGTGGTCGGGATATTGCGGATTGAACGTCCCATCAAAACAGGAGTATTCCTTATCAAGACGGCTTTTTAGCAGCGTGAAGACTTCTTCCGACCAATCAGCTACTTCGTCCCCATAGCAATATTTAATCGACGCACCGCGGATCTTTGACACCTGAGAAACCTTTTCCGCACCGAGGCAATAGCACTTTTCCCCGAAAATCCACGCTGTGTTGTCGCTGGAGATTGTTCCGACGAGCATATCGCCATACAGGTTCCGCATCGGCTCCAGCACATTTCGCTCAATCGTGGATTTTGTTACGCCGAGAATGACGGCCAGACCATCTTTTCCGATTCGCTCACGAATCCGGATCGGTATGATCCATCGAAAATCGAGGTAAGTCTTCCCGCTTCTGGTGGCTCCGCCCTTGAAGTTCCATCGATGCGTCCCGTATTTTACAAATTCACGTTGTTTCGGACTTAACAGCATCTTGGAACTCCTTCAGCATCAAATCAAGCTTCTCCATTGTCGTCCTGTTGCGGTCGGAAACTGCCGCGTATCGCTTCATGAGACTGTCACCGGCTTTCAGCCGGTCGGACAGCGATGCGTCCATGCCGAACTGGTCTTTGACCTCCCCGCGCATGACCGCAGTGTAAAATTTCAGAATTTCGTTTGAATCCGCGACCTGCGCAGCCTCTTGTTCGTCCAGCCTGCGCTTTATATACGCAGAAATAGCTGGTTTTGATAGGTTTTCTGCCGCAATCACTCTGCATGATGTTTCTTTGTACCCGGCCTTTTTCGCTGCTTCTGTTGCGTTCCCGGATTTCAGATATTCTTCGCAGAATCGTTTCTGCTTCGGCGTAAGCTTTTCATCTGCCATCTCTGTAAAGTCCGGCCAGCAGCTTCACCACATCCGCAATCTGGTAAGTTTCCAGCAAAGTGACATTTTTCGGTTTTTCATCAGGTCGATATTCGTAAACCATGTATTTCGTCACCATCCTGTCATTTTTCGCGGAATAGGTCTGCACTTGATTGATTTTTATTTTGATTCCGTTGTACAAGAGCGCTGTTTGCAGCTTGTGTGCAAGGGCGCGCAAACTCGCCATAGCCGCTCCTTTCTGCCTCATTCTTTCGTTCTCGTGTCTCCGTGTGTGAATAAATATATTTATTCACACCGGAGAACACGAGAACAGGAGGAGGAGGTTTCCGCAGAACGCTGCGGTGCCGATGAAGAAGGGCGTAGAGTTGATCTCTACGCCCTTATAGTAAATGTTAAATTTGGCTCTGGGACGCATACTTTTTCATAAAAGCCCTCTTTTTTGCCCCACAAGGCGAATAAATTGTCTGTGCCACTCCTGTGCAGTGCGTTCGGACACATAAACCGCCATCGCAGCGCCCTGTAAGGTGTGTGTCCGCTTCCAAAGAACCAAGTCTATGAGCCGGAGTCGCTCCGCGCCGTCAACGAGCTGTTCCGTCTCCGCGATTGCATCCGCAACGGCAGCGCGCTCGGCCTTCGTCATTAGCCCGCCGCCCTTATAGCTGCGAATCATCCATTTTGCATAGGCCCACCAGCCGTATCGCGGCGTGCTCATTTGAAGACTTCCTCGTCTTCATCGTCATACTTTGTGCCCTTAATCTGTTCCATCGTCTACGCCCTCCATCATGGCCTTGATTTCTGCGGCATTTGCCTTGATAATGTCCAGCACGATATCGCTCTGGATATGGTGGGCAAACACGGCCTTGTCCTGTGCGTCCGCATTGTAGTAGCCCGTAAGCGTATTGCCCGCTTCCGTTTTTGCCACAATCGCGATTGCAAGCGGCTTGGATTTATAGAGCGCTTGCAACGCCTTTTCCAGCCACGCCGCATATTCCTGCTCTGTGATCCCGCTCATCAGTAATGTTGCCTCCCTTCGCGCTTTGCGCGGTTCGCATCGTGCAGCGTCCGCATACACCCCCGTGTCGTTGCATATCTCGCTGCGTCCTTCGATTGCTCCTGCTTGTATCTGTCCGCCTCCCGGCGGAATGCTATGTATCGGGTGCAGTCCGTGTGACAGCCGGTGTGCCTGTCCGCGCAGCCCTTACACGGGGCCTGCACCGGTGTAAGCCCTAGATTTCCTTGCATTCGTCCACCCTCACGCATACGCGCTTGCCGCCCACCTCGACGACATAGCCCGTCCGGCTTGTCCTGTATTTGTATTTCTCGGCAGGATACACCCGCCCGCAGACAGGCCGCATTTCCGGGTATACCGGGATCGAGCGTATAATCAGGATCCGCACGCGCTCCGCCCGGCCCATCACAGCTTCCCCATGTGCCGTCCAGGCGCACGCCTCGCTGCAAAAATTGTATTTTGCCTTGTACTTCGATGGTACGCGCATAAACGTTTTCCCGCAGGCATCGCACGTCAGCTGCATCGGCGGCCTTGGCGGCTTGCGCTTCACTTTGCTCATGGCCTCCACCCGGAAATCCATTTTGCCTTCTCCCATTCCGTCAGCGTGCAAAACTTGATATAATCCGGCAGATCCGACTCAAGAATCGCTTCTCTTATCAAAAGTGAAACAAACACGGCAGCCGCAAATAAAAGCAGCATTTCAACGAATCTTTTCACTTACAGTTCTCCTTCTCGTTTTTCCAGTCACAATATTTCTGGCAAAGCTCCTCACTTTCAAACGACGAATCATACGGGTTGACTTTTTCAAAGTCACAGCCGCTTCTTGCAACGGCTCTATTCCTGTAATCAGATTCGTTCTCCGTTTTGCATTTTACAGAATCGTAAAATCTTTCTATCCCTCCCCTCCATTCAGAAATTCTGTACAGCATCAATTCCCGCGGTTTGTATACCAGCGTGCTCTTTGCGCACGTGCAAGATTCTGTCATTTTCCGCCCGCAAGGTGTGATGAAATGGCGTAGCCTTTTCTCATCACATAGATCGCATTTCGGGCCTTGCACCCACTCACCTTTTGCTTCCCACGTCGTTACCAGATTATCGCCAAGCAGCTCTTTCAACCGCGCATCTTTGTATTTCTTTTGCGCCTCCGTTTCCGCCAGCACTGCCCTTCTCTCTGCCGCCGCCAGCTTTTCCAGATACATCTTTCTGTCGTCTCTGAACATCCGCAGGCTCTTTACTTCTTCTTCCAGCGCCACGATTTTGTCTTTGATTTCCTCGCGTGCATTCACAATCAGAGCCTGTTTAAATTCATCGATTTGCCTGTCAAATTTGGAACATTCAAAATATTCATCGTCGTCAAAATCAAAAACATCAGCAAAATTCATAGCTTTACCCCCTTGATGTACTTATCGAAATACGTCACGGCTACCGCCATCGCCGCCCACATATCTGCCGAGAAGCCGTAGAAGAAGCCGGGATCTTTCTTTGTGCCCTTGCCGAAATTCGGCCGACCGGGCGCGTAGCGGTCGACGAGGGCCTGCCGGATGTTTGCATCTTTGGCAGATAGCGAGCCGCACAGATCCAGCTTTTCTTCCCGGCGGTAGATCCTCTTCGGCTCATATCCGCCCGTCCTCAACGCGATTTCCCAGAATCGCCCGATCCAGACGCAGGTGTCGAACACCTCTTGGCCTACCGTCATGCCCATGCCCGCGATCATCTCGATTGCAACGTCTATGCAGTTCGCATAAAGCTTCCGATCAAGCATATCAGTCACTGCCGGGTTCTCGATTTTCCCGGCCTCCAGCACGCGGCGAATTTCTTCGCCGTCGTGCTCGACCACCACATAGCCGGATTGAATATTGCCGGGGTCAATCGCCAGAATTGTGCCCATCAGGCCACCTCCTTTGTTCAAAGTCTTTGCATTCCTCGCCAGAAAAGCACATCCGTTCCAGTTCTTTCTCGGAGAACCGTTCTGCCTTGTGCTTCAAGCACCGGTACGGATAAACGTAATTCTTTCTGTATTCCAGATTCTTGCAAGCCAGGCAGCAATCCTGCATCAACTTCCCTCCTTTCGCACTACCACGAGCAAACCGCAGGCCGCTCATTTGGTCGCGCCTCCCGTATTTGTCTGATATTCTCCGTAGCTGCAAAAATCGTATGGATATGCCGATGGCAAAATCCCATGGTGGCGCGGATGTCCACAGTTGCCCGCTTCAGTCCGATGCTTGCAGTCCTTGCACCGCACCACGATCACGGCGTCGTCTACGGTCGGCACCCTGTCAATCAGCGTGCATGTATTGTCGTCTTGGAGGTCCGAACAGCACCCGCAGTCTCCCACGCATTGCTCTTTATTCAGCTTTTTGGTTTCGTCGGCGTCAATCAGTCGCATCGTCGTTCCCTCCATCCATCTTTGCGCCGCAGTTAGGGCAATACTTGTAATTCAGGAGGCTCACGTCATCGTCCGTCTCAAAGCACCACTCTTCGCTGCAAAGGGAGCACTGAATTGTTGTGAGGCTATTCCAGTCATCATCTGCTCGCAGCCATTCCCCATGCACCACCGGCGCAACGTCAGCGGCGGGGATACTGTAAAAGTCCTCCGCCAAATCGTTATAGGCATCTGCGTAGATTCCGCGTTCCCCGCCAAGCTCTTCAAACGCTTTTTGACATTCTTCCGATTGCTCACGGATATAAGCGATTGCCGCCTCGCGGCTGATGTAATCACTCATCATTTACCCTCCGGTTCCATGCCTCAACGGCTTCAATGTATGCGTTCGTGTTCCATACTGTTTTCAGGGCGACGGATGTCCCGCATTTCCTGCATTTTACTTTAAGAACCATAATCTTCTTCCCGAAATTACATGAACCGCCTGTTTCTTCAACTTCACCGCCGCAGAACGGGCACGGTTTCAGTTCAACCATCCTTCTTGCCCTCCATTTCCTGCAAAGCCTTCTCCGCCTCCTCGCGGGTCAGAAATACGTTCTTGCCTATGCTCGTGCCATCGTTACGCAAACGGTACGCACAATACCCATCCGGCTTACGATTACAAGTTGACATACATAAGTTGTCTTCGTCCGTGCACACCGTTCTGATGTCCGGCGCTTCAAACTCCATTTCTCGTGGCACATTGTCTTGTCCGATTACCCATAGTTTTTCGCCCACCTTGCACGGAAGCACGACCACGCGCTTGTCCTTGTCGGCCTCGGCAAGCTCGCGGAGGCGATTTGGAATTTTTCCTTTGGCTCCATCCAGTGTCCCGACATAATACGCCATACTGCTTTTAACCGTCTCGTAGCACTCACAGCCAGTGGCGCTACTCTGAGCCATTGGTTCGCCGCATTGTCTGGAGCACGCAAAAAAATGGATGCACTCTTCACAGGCTCTTTCAGGATTTTCTTTAGGTGGCATTATTCTCCTTCCTCCCGCTCAAACCGAATTTTCATTTGTGCGGGGCAAAGGTCGACCTCTGGGCGGCGCTTGCCTGTCCAGCGAAGCCCGCCGGCCTGTCCGACGCACTTCCATCCAGCCGCCTTGAGGCTTGTCCCCGACTCTGTATCGAGGATGTATGTAATCAGTTTGTGATAGCCCATCGCACGGGCGGCTCTCCACGCAGCTGCATATAGCATGCTGCACGCATTCCGCGTGCCATCCGTGCAGCAGCGATTTACCTCAAGCGTCCACCCATCATCCAGATACCGCGAAACCGGTCTGCCGACGATTGCAACGCCTACGATTTTCTCTCCGTCTGTGCAGCCGATGGAAAATTTATGTCCAACGACCGGCTTATGATGGCGGTGATGCTCTGCCACAAACGCGTTTGCTTCTGCCAGCGATACTGGGCAAATATCAAGCATCTGTCTTGCCTCCTTCCTCCACGCTGATCCACTGCGGCACATTCTCCCGCAGCGCCGCGTTCTCTGCGGTCAGGCGCTCGATGAAGTCGAGCGCGTATTTGCACAACGTCTCAACGCAAGCAATCTTGCCGTATAACTGGCAGTCTTTGCACTCGCCCTCTGCGCAGCACCGCAGCGCCCGCACGATTTCCTTGTCTGTCATATATCCTCCATTCCTTCAAGAACCATTTGTCCCGGCAAAACGCCATCTTCCATCCACCAGTGCATCACATCCTCGCCGGTTTCTCCAAGGCGCATACCTCCGTCCATTTTCCCACGCCGTCTGCGCTCATCGAGCATCCTGTCAAACGCCCGGATATACGCGGCTTGTTCTAAGCCCATCGGTCCAGTCCCTCCTTCAGTGCCCGGAAAATCGGGTATGCCTGTTGCGGCACTACAGCGTTCCCAAGGCATTTAAGTCTGTCCACCCGATTGGGAATCCCATGAGCCACTCCATAAGGGCGGGGTTCGACTTCCCACCGCTTCCACAGGTCAGGTTTTTCCGCTCCTCCTCCGTGACGACCCCCGCGTCTCTCAGTGCCACCATCTGCCGGAAGTTGTGTGTTCCGCCGCACAGCGGCGCGCCCGTCGTTGGCCGCGGCCACGATAAAGATTCTCTCCCCCTTGTGCAGTCCGCCGACATCCCAAGCCGCAGAACTGTAAGCCCTTGCTTCGTAGCCGACGCCTTGCAGTTCGGAAAGGATTCCCGCAAGCGCAATTCGAACAAGTCCAGAAACGTTTTCACCGACAACGCAGCGCGGGCGCAGCTCTCGGATAACTCGAAGCATCTCCGGCCAGAGGTATCGATCATCCCCTTTGCCCTTTTGCTTTCCAGCCACGGAGAAGGGCTGGCATGGGAATCCGCCGGAAATAACGTCAACTGTTCGTAGGCCTGTCCGCTCATAAAAACTCTCCTTTGTCAGTGTCCGGACGTCGCGCCAGCGCGGCACGTCCGGCCAGTGCTTTTCCAGCACCTTCGTCGGGTAGTCGGCAAACTCACACTGCCCGACGGTCGTAAATCCTGCCCACTCGGCAGCCAGATCAAGCCCGCCGATCCCGGAAAACAGGCTCAGATGCGTCTGCTTGGTGATATCGTTGCAGCAGTCGCAAACAAATCTCATGTCTTGTCCTCCTTGTTTTCCGCAAGCATCCTGTCTATTGCCGCCTGCTGGATCGTATCCAACTCATCCCCGTGGCGCTGTACGCCATGTTGCATCCGAGCGGCCCCCTTCGATACAGGCCCCATCACCCTGTCCACAGCTGCGCGTTCCAGCGGGTTCAGCTCGTCATGGTGTCCCTGCACGCCGTAGCCGGGCTTTGCAGCGCGGCTGTACTGTACAGGCTGTGTTCCACCTTTGTCCTGTTCTTTTGCCAGCCAGCGGACGATAAAAGCGTTAATCCCGCGTTTTGTCTTCCGCTTGGCCGGATTTGCGTCCAACCAGCCCCTCATGTTCCGCAGCTGCTGTATCACGTCGACAGCAGGGTACAAGCCCGCCCATTCCTGGCATTGCTCCACGGAAACGGAATATTCCGTTCCATCATTCAGCGGCAGAGAGATTGCTGGCGGCGTGGATGCCGCTTGCGGCTCCGCGCTATCTTCCGCATCTCGAATAGCGTATTCGATTCTCGATTCTCGATTCTCGAATACGGGAACATCTGCACGCATTTGCTTGCAAATGATTTCATCCGCTTGTTTCCCTTCATCAGGCGACGGGAATTTGCTTACCTTCGCACGCTGCGTCTGATACTTGCCCCATGTTGGTAGGTAAAGGAAGCGCTTGCCCTCAAACACATACAGAGCAATCAATCCAGCACTCGCCAGCCCATGAAGAGCATTTTCTACAGTTTTGAGCGTGAGGTTTTCTTTCAGCGGGAAGAGGCGGTTTTTCACGACCGCCGCTCTCCCGTCAAAGCGTCCGAAATCATCACAGTTTACAATGAGCCGATAAAACAGAACTTCTTCAAACCACGAGAGTTTGTCGACGCTATCGCTTGTGCAGATGCTTTCACGAATAATTCTGTTCGGCATATTTCAGCCCTCAGAACGGCAGGTCGTCGTCGCTTTCGTCAAGCTGTTTGAATTCCTCTGCGCTGGCCGGTGCAGCCGTTACAAATGATTCTGCCTTGCTGGGCTTGAGATACCGGATACAGTCGCGCGTCACCCCGTCATTGCCCTCAAACGGCTCCATGTGCAAAATGCAGTTGCGGCCTACCAGATCGTCAAGTTCAAAATCGGTGCCCGGCTCAATGCCAAGCGCGTTTGCATACTTGCCGATCTTGTCAGCGTCGTACTCGCCGGTGTCGCGGTCGGGCCAGAAGTTCTTGAAGATGTGCTTCTTCTGGTATTCCTGCTCGACGTCCTCACGGACGACGAAGTCAAACTTGATGCATTCGTTTCCGTTCTTCGTTACGCTGTAGCCGCACGATTTCAAATAGCACTCATAATCGCCAGCCTTCATCAGACCGCCATCATTCTTTACTGCTTTAAATCCCATCTATCTTGTCCATCCTTTCAGTGTTCATTTCCCAATGTGTAAAATAATCGTTGATATGACCGTTTGCCAAAAGCCAGTTGATAAAGCATGAAATCGTATCTTCGATAGGCTCGAAATCGCCGCGCCGGTACGTCTCCGCGTAAGTGTTCGTGCCGTCGAAGATCAGGTATGTAAATTTTGACGCACCGGGCAGCAGATGCAGATACATCGGATGCTGCGGGCTGTGCAGATACTTGCCGTATTCGTACCGCTGCACACGCTTGATATCGTAGATCACGCCAGCCTTTACGTAGTCGCACACGCCGTATAGCTGGAAGTCCAGACCGGATACATGGAGCTGTCCAGCGACCGGCACTTGCGGCTGACCGCCCGAGCATATGCGGGAAAATTTTGCTACAGCCCGGTCGTATTTCTCGCTGACAGGCTCAATTGGTACGCCCGCAACCGTGCTGTTGATTGCCGCCTCGAAGTCAATGCCAGCCTGCATCGCCTGCGTTGTTTCCTTCTCTTCACGCCGAAGCGTAGAGAGGAAGGAGGACAGCGCCGCGTCTGCATACGCATCGTCCGCATCAAGAAAGTGCTTCCAGCTGCTTAGCAGGCTTTGTGTCAGCCAATACATAGGCTTTTATCTCCTTATCGTATTTCAGACCAAGTTTCTTGCACTTGCGCTTGAACTCTGCGCCAAGCTCGGCGGCGCTAGTCAGAGCGTGATGGATCTTTGCCAGCCCTTCCCGCGCCTTTAACGCCGTGTCTGGATCTCCGACAAGCGCAATGAACGCGCGGCCTTCCTGCATTGCCACGTCATATGCGGTTTTCTCGCCGCTATAGATCTCGGCCTGTGCGTTGATGTCCTCTTGCGCTTTGCGGAACAAATCCGTCAAAAATGTGGACTTCTGGCCGGGCTTGAGCTCCGGCAGCTGCATCACGCCGCGCACACCGAAGCAGCCTTTTGCAAAGTATTCGTCTGTCGGTGTAAAGCCGATCATGCGCTTGTTGCCCATCATGAACATATAGCCGCCAAAGTCCGCAGGCGTCCAAACGATATCCTTTGCGCCGCCCTCGCAGGACAGGCGTGTCTGGATGGTGTCGCCCTTCTGCTGTTCCGTCGTGTGGAACACCACGATCAAATGCTTCCGGTCTTTTGCGCGGATCTGATAACACAGCCGGTCAAACTCAGACTTAATCACGCCGTACATCGCACGGCCATCCTTTGCGGCCTTGCTGTCCTGCTTCTTCGCCCAATCCTTCATCAGCTGCACCAGCATGCCGCCGGTATCGATTACAACGGATTCAGCCGCCTTGTATTCGTCGGAGTCCATATCGCCAAGCATTTCTTCGTAGGATTCCACAACAGAGGTCACGCCGCGCTGCTCTGGCCTGACGCGGGCAATGCCGTTGTCCGTGTCGAACAGAAACGGCTTCGGTGCCGAAAGGGCCAGCGTCGTCTTGCCCAATCCGGGCTGTCCGGAAATGATGCACATGAATTTTTTGTTGCTGAAGTCCAGTTCAGCGGGTTTCTTGATTGCCATTTACCTTACCTCCACAAGTTCACCGTTCTTCAGCTGATACCAGGTATCGGCCTTGATCTTCTCGCCGTCGACAATTGCCGCTTTGACGGCGACAATCGGATATGTCCCTCCGTCCCATGTGCCGCGCTCGACACAGCAGATCGCGCAGCCAAGTGCGCCCATTGCTTTACAATCATATCCAGCTGCAAGAGCAACACCGGCTTTGCCCGTGGCGGAGGCCGCACCCCGATAGCCTGTGGCGGAGGCCGCACCCCGATAGCCTGTGGCGGAGGCCGCACCC